GTACGACACGAGTTTTTATAATTTTATCAAGTAGGGGGTAGGTTGAACCTCACACGTTGCCCGAAGGAGTTCGACAAGCACGAACGCAGCTGGTGGAGGTTCTACCTGGATGTAGTGACCTCTCGGGGACTGATGACGGCTGGTAAGTATTCCACGCTTAAAGACCTGTGCTCAGTCGAGTCTCAGATTCAGTACAACATGGCGCTGCTGCGCGAGAGCAACTACGGGGCGACTTACCAGGATGCTAAGTACGTTGATTCGTCTGGGCTGGAGCACACCAAGTTGACGGTTTCCCCTGTTAGCCGGAAATTGGACGACCAGATGAAGTTAAAGAACATGTTGAAGAAGTCTTTGGGATTGTTGGACGTACCGGCTGAGAGCGAAAAGAAAAAAGGATTTGAGGGGATGCTTGATGGATGATAAAAAGTCATCGTACAAAAATAATTTAAAGTACACAAATGTAATAAATGCGACGAGTATGGGCGCATTAAAGAACGCGGATATTATCCGTTTTGCCTTTGTGAATTTTGTAAATATATGAAATAAAAAGAAACACATGGTGATATGTTTTTTAAAGCAAGGCAATTAACATAATGCCATTTGACGAATCGGTGGGGGGGGGATATGGCTAAAATTAAAACAATTATAACTAAAACAGTTAAAAAAGAATTCGAAATAGACGTTAGCTTTCCAATTTACAGAAAGCATGACCTTCTTTTAGATAGAAGCGATACTGTTATTTATTCAAAAACAATTCAAAATAGGAATGGTTTTATAACTTATTCAGTGAAAGAAGCTGATTCATGTGATTATGAAATAGAAACACGCGAACATAGAGACTTGTGCCGTCAGGAAGGATTTGATTACTGTGTTGGTATTGGAGAGTATAAAAGCAATGAAAAAGAGTTTTTATCTGTTATCGATAGGATGAAAGCAAAAATAGAGCTAATATATGCCGTTTGACGAATCAAAGATGGAAGGACTGCCCGATGCGTAAACTTATGATCGTTGTGGCGTTACTGGTGGCGGGTTGCTTGCCGAAGGGCCAATACGCGCATCAGTACGCGGGACCTGATGCGGCTAAGATTATTATTTATGGCAATTACATTGGAGTATTCATTTTAGACGGCAATGCGGTTGACGTTGGTGACGGCGTGCTGCGAGTCCAGCCCGGCAAGCATGAGTTGGCTTACAACAGAAGCGGAGTTATGTCGATGCCATATACACGGGCGTATGATGCTGGCAGGACATATTATTTTGACATGGGTATGTCTTGGAATGGAGACTATTTTGTTGAACTTACGCCGGAAGAATATGCGCGAAAGGCTGCGAATGACAGCTATAAGCGGGCGCATAAGGATTGACGGAGGATTGGTATACCATATGTGTGGCTTAGAGTCCGTAGCATGTAAAACACCGATATATGAGTGGGAAGATTGTTTAGTCAGCTTCAAATGCCCGCGTTGTTTAGCTTCTAACATAGCCGACACACAAAACGGATGGGAAAAATGCGAGTGTGGTTTAATGTATTCACTACAAACTAAATTTTATTTTAAAGAAACATTTAGCGATGCCGTTTGACGAATCAAAGGCGTTGAGTGTGAAGCAGTTCTGCGAGTCGCTTGCGAGGTAAGGTAATCTATGGTTGTATATAAGATAGTGAATTTGGTTAATGGCAAATTATACATAGGGAAAACGATTAAAACAGTCGAGGATCGGTTTAGTAGACATTATTTCCAGCCTGCAAGCACTCCGTTGCACCGCGCTTTAAGGAAATACGGGCGCGAATGTTTTGATGTAAGTGTTATAGATAGCGCAGAAACAGACAAAGAGTTGTGCGAAAAGGAACGCTATTGGATAAGTTTTTATGATTGCAAAGCACCTAACGGATATAATTTGACTGATGGTGGTGATGGGTCTGCTGGATATAAAATGCCAGAGAATTTAAAAACAGCCATTAAAAAACGTATGCGCGGGAATAAACATTTTTTAGGAAAACGGCATTCAGAAGAAACAAAGAATAATATGTCTTTAATAAAACGTGGAAACACCGCTCGTCTTGGTATGCCTCATAAAGACAGTACAAAAAAACTGATAGGGTTATCACACGCTGGTGGCAAGTCTGTCACAGCTAAATTGTTATGGGCTGATGTAAACGACGCGCGGTCGCTGTACGATGCTGGGATAATGAATTGCACTGAAATCTCGAATATGTATGGAGTAACACAGAGCACAATGCACTCTTTATTACATAGAAAGACATGGAAAGAATATGTTATATGACGAGCAAAAAGCGTTTCGCGTAAAAACATTCTGCGAATCGCTAATACATACAAAGGGTGAATGGGCTGGAAATAAGTTTAAACTATTGCCGTGGCAATGGGATAATGTGATAAGCCCTCTTTTTGGTTCTATGCGCGATGATGGTAAAAGGAGGTTCCGCTACTGCTATATCGAAATACCCAAAAAAAATGGAAAAAGTTTTTTAGGGGCGGCAATAGCTCTTTATATGCTAACAGCAGACGGTGAAGCAAGCCCTGAAGTATATTCCGCTGCCGCCGACCGTGAACAAGCGTCATTGATTTATAGACAAGCAGTAGAAATGGTGCGTTCTGATAGTGTATTATCGTCAAGATGTAAGATAAGGGAATCCCAAAAAAGAATAACATATCCAAAGAACGGTGGGATATACCAAGTTTTGTCAGCAGAAAGTTATACAAAACATGGAATATCTCCGTCTGCAATTTTGTTTGATGAACTTCATGCACAACCGAATTCTGATTTGTGGGATGTTCTGACCTCCGGCACAGACTACGCACGGCAGCAGCAGTTAATCTTCGTGATGACGACGGCAGGTATTTATGACAAAGAATCTATTTGGTGGCGTATTCGGTCGAAGGCGATTCAGATCGAGAAAGGAATCGTCAAGCAAGACAACTTCCTGCCGGTGCTCTACATTGCGGACCCCGAGGCAGACGACCCAGAGGATGAAAATCTGTGGCGACGGGTTAATCCTTCGCTCGGCCAGATATTTAATCTTGATAAAATTCGGGCCGATTACGCCGAAAGTAAGCAGAATCCTGTCGATTACCAGAATTTCCTTAGATTCAGGCTAAATATACCGGTCAAGAGCCTTTCGCGGTGGATGCCGGCCGGTGTGTGGGAAAAAGGTGATGTTTCATTCGACAAAGAGGCACTAAAGGGGAAAAGGTGCTTCGGCGGGCTGGATTTGTCTAATAAATGGGATTTGACGGCATTTGTGCTTGTATTCCCGCCTCAAGACGATATTGAGCGGTATATTCTGCTGCCGACATTCTTTTGTCCCGAGGATTCAATCAAGTTACGGTCGCGCACGGATGCGGTTCACTACGAGATATGGCAGCAGCAGGGGTTTATCACGGCGACACCCGGCAACGTGATCGACGAGGCGTTCATCAAGCAGGCCATTATTGACGCGGATTCACTGTACCATATCGATGAAATCGGGTTCGACCCTTGGAACGCGACGGCGTTGAGCGTTGACCTGTTCAACAACCACGGGTTTGTGAAGCCGGATGGGAAATCGCGGCTGGTCGAGATGCGCCAGGGGTTCAAGACGTTGAGCGAACCGACAAAGGATTTACGGGCGAAGGCGATGCAGGGCCGTATCGCACATGGCGGGCACCCTGTTTTGTCATGGAACGTTGACAACATGGTGGTGCGGCAGGACGCGAATGAGAACGTGGCTCCGGATAAGGACAAGGCTACGGAGCGCATAGACGGTGCTGTTGCGGCGGTGATGGGGTGGGGGCGCATGATTTTCAACGACAACGAAGAAAGCGTGTACTCGGGGAGGGGGATATATGTGCTCGATGGAAGCAAAGATGAATGACGCTGAGATTTTAAATCCGAAATCGCTTGTGCCTAACTGCGCTGAGTTATTGTTAAAATATAAAAGCAGCTTAGATTTGCTTAACGAATCTTTGTATTGTTATACTCTTGCAGAAGTTGATTATTGCGAAGTTGACAAAGTGAAGGTGATTGAATCGGCTCAAGGATTTAATTCTATCGTAGATGAAATAGAATACCTAACCAGAATGTGAGGGCGTACTATGATATGGGGCACACCGATTAATCCGTTGCCGTTCAAACTGGTAGTGCAGGAGCGCGAAGAAATGTGGCGGGCCTGCGACTTCTGGACAAAGGAGCCGGAAACCATCGCGTGGATTGATTCGTTTCTGCCAGAAAACGTTTTTTGGGATATTGGGGCAAATATAGGCGTGTTTAGCCTGTACGCTATAACGAAAAAATGCCTCGCTTTTGCATTTGAGCCGTGCCTCGACAATTATCATACGCTTTGCATGAACATCGGCGCAAACGGATTTAGTGTCAAGCCATTTCCAAAAGCATTCGGAGATACCCCTGGCAGGGCGGCATTCAACGTGCCGCACACTGGCGCAGGGCGCTCAGGAGGTCAAATAGGCGTACCCGTGGACGAGTTAGGCCGCAAGTTTACGCCCGAGGAAACCTATGATGTTGAAGTAACCATGGTTGACTTAATGGCTAAAGAACATGGTTGTCCGCATTACATCAAGATCGACGTTGACGGCCACGAGGAAGCGATTATTCGCGGGGCGATAAACACGTTGAACAACTCCGCGTTAAAGTCGGTACTTGTGGAAGTGAATAACAACTACGCGCAGATTGACGCTGTGATGAAGCGGTCTGGGTTCACGGATTGGAACCAGTTCAACGGGGCAGACATTAACCGCAGGGCGGGAAAGCCGCAGCGCAACGTGGTCTATACGAGGTAATATTATGATTTTTAGAAATAAAAAAGAAAAAGTAGCTATTATAGGATGTGGTGAAGACGAAAGTATAGATATAAACACACATGATTTTGAGACTTGGACTGTGAACAACTGTTTCAGAAATAAGACAAAAAAAAATTACACATCTTTTTGAGTTGCACCATATTAAAAAAATAGATAACAAGTGGTACAGGAGAGGATCAAGTGTTTTTGGTACTCAAGAAGTTGATGACTATATAGAAGATTTAAAAAGATTAGATATTCCAGTTTATATGCAAAGAAAAATAAAAGAAATACCGAAATCAGTTCAATTTCCTATTACAGATGTTTTAGATAGGTTTCCACGCGGTTACTTTTGCAATTCGTTCGCGTGGATGATTGCTCTTGCAATTATACAAAATTTTAAAGAAATTCACATTTATAATATTTGTAGCCCTTACGAGAATATTTCTGAATATTTTGTACACAGGTTATCCACAGAATTTATGCTTGGTATTGCTGAAGGTATTGGGATTAAAGTATTTGTAGCTGAAGATTCTGAGATTCTTAAATGTAAATATTTATATGGATATCAAGAAAATTCATATTCATATGAAAACCATGTTAATTATTTAAAAAATATGGGTGGATCTTACATAAAACAAAATATGCAGTGGCTACTTAGAATAGGCCACATATAGATGAAAATCACCCTGACGGCGACCGTTATCCACAGGCACGGGCCGGGCGGGTGCGGTAGTTGCCCGCAGCGTGATAAATGCAGCGCACTATGCAGCGAGGCTGAAATGTGGGCGAACCAGGACTATGTGGGGCAACGGGAATTGACGATAGGGCTGCCGAGGACGGGTGAAATGCCAGAACTGCCGGAAAACGTCTATCTTACTGATATTGAAGCATCTATTGTAACGCTTTTAGGTAGGGGGCTTAACAGGCGGGATATATGCGAACTACTTGATATGACACCAGGAAATTTAAGATTGAAGATATTTAGAATCAAGCGCAAGTGTAACGGTTTCGGCCCTTTATAGGAAGGGGATTTTTCTTGTTTCGCAGCTTAACGGCCGAATAACAGGAACTGTCTCTCCCCTTCGTTTATCCTATAGAGGGTCAACGATGGGGATTATCCGCAATTTCGCCGCAAAGTACGCTGAAAAGCGTGGCCTCAACGATCCGAATCACTGGATCGTCCGTTTAACCGATTCATTCGCACGCACAAAATCAGGCATTGGCATCACCCCAGAGACGGCGCTCCAGACCAGCGCTGTTTTCGCGTGTGTGCGCGTGCTTTCTGAGACGGTCGCTTCTTTGCCGCTGATGATTTACCGAAAAAACGGCGACAAGAAGGAAGTGGACGAAAAGCATTACCTGTATCCAATCCTGCACGACTCACCCAACCCGTGGCAGACCAAATTCGAGTTGTTTGAGATGCTCGTAGGGCACCAAGCGCTGCGCGGGAACGCTTACGCCTACAAGGTGATGGATGGGTTCGGGCGCGTGAAGGGTTTTGTGCCGTTGTCTCCCGCGCGTATGGAAGTCGAGGCGAGCGGAGATTTCGACAACCCTCAAATTACCTACCGGTATCGTGGCGAGGGCCAGCAGCAGCCGGAAGAATTCGACTCCAGCGAGATTTGGCACCTCAAGGGGTTGTCTTCAGACGGGTTTACCGGTTTGTCTCCATTGACGATGGCCCGCGAGTCAATCGGGTTGGCGCAGGCGGCCGAGGAACACGGAGGGATGTACTTCCGCAACGGGGCATCGCCTTCGATGGTGGCCTCGACTCCCGGAAAACTGTCTCCTGACGCACGCAAGAACATCAACGAGTCACTCGCATCAGCAACGACTGGTAGCAACAAGCACAAGATTATTCTTCTTGAGCAAGGGTTGGACGCTAAAGCGATTGGCCTCGGCAACCGCGATTCGCAATACCTCGAAACCCGTCAGTTCCAGGTGCAGGAGATTGCCCGAATTTTCAGGGTGCCGTGCATCCTGATTGGTCATCCTGATAGTGCCAGCACCTACGCCAGCGCCGAGCAGTTCATGCTTTCGTTTGTGACTCACACGATTCGCCCCTGGGTGACGCGGATTGAGCAGTCGATTAACAAATACATCATAAGCCCATCGGATAGAAAGGCCGGGGTATACGCGGAATTTAAGCTGGATGCGTTGCTCAGGGGCGATACGGTGTCACGGTATAGCGCTTACTCGCAGGCTTTAGCGTCTATGTGGATGAACCGGAACGAGGTTAGGGCGCTTGAGAATTTGAACCCGGTGGAAGGCGGTGACGAGTTTGAGAACCCCAATACATCTACGCAAGAGGCGACTCCTGCGCCGACAAAAACGAACACGGAAACGGAATAACAAATCATGAAAAAGCTATTTTTTGCGTTGCTCATTATTCTTTTTTCTACGACGGCGTTTGCGGCGTCGTCCGTGGTCGAAACAGCAAGCGCGCAGGATAATGGTGATGTTCTTGTCAAACTTGTCTGCACCGCGCACACGGACGGGACATTTTCAGATTATATTCTAACAACCGGGTCCATCAAAGGGAAGCGCATTGTCCATGCGTGGGCAGTGAACCACAACGCGACCTACCCGGCATCGGGCGCCGTGTCGATTTCAGACACCACTGGCCAACAGCTTGTAGGCACGACTGCGGGTGATTCATTGACGTTAAGCACGGCGGCCAATGGATATGCGCCTCTTTCAATCGGCCGTGTGTCGAAGCAGCGAAGTGTAGTCTCCAGATTGGTTTTATCGGTAAGCACTACTACGACCAATAGCGCACAGTTTACATTGTACATTCTTTTTTCTTAGGAAAATAACCATGAACGAGCGCAGAGCGTTTGACCTTGAGTTGAGGGTAGACAAGCAGGCCCGCAAGATCACAGGGCATGCGGCCGTGTTCGACGTTGAAGGGGACGGCGTATGGTTCCGCGAGAAGATCGCGCCAGGGGCGTTTGCGGATTCGGTTCAGACCGATGATGTCCGCGCCCTGTGGAACCATGACGCTAATTTCGTCCTGGGCCGCAACCGGGCAGGCACGCTGCGCTTGCATGAGGATGAACGCGGGTTGGCAATTGAGATTGACCCGCCCGACACGCAGTTCGCCCGCGACCTGCTGGTGTCGATTGAACGCGGCGATGTGTCGCAGATGAGCTTCGGGTTTCAGACCGTTCGGGATTCGTGGGAGCGGTCCACCGAAGGCAACGGTCAGGATTTGAGGACGTTGGAAAAGGTAAAGCTGTTTGATGTGTCACCAGTCACGTTCCCGTTTTATCCCGAAACGGATGTGGCGGTACGTTCGCATGAGAAGTGGGAACAAACCATTAACGACCCTGAACCGACATGGAACCAAGTAGCCAACATGCGGCGACGGCTGAAACTGAACTCGTGGAGGTAGATAGAGAAATGCTTATTGAATTGAGAGAGAAACTTGCTAAAGCCCTGGAGCGCATGTCCGCGCTGCTGGATGCTGCCGACGCTGAAAAGCGCAACCTGACCGAGGATGAGGAAAAAGAGTATACCGACCTCGACGCCGAAGTGCCCAAGATTAAAGGAGAGATCGCTCGCCGCGAAAAACTGGAAGGCGAGAAGGCCGAAGCCGGTCGCGCTGTTCGCTCTCCGAAGTTGCACACCGGCAAGCATACCGAAGACCCGAAAGAGTTCAAGAGCCTTTCGGAGTTCATTTACACCATGCGGGCCAACCCGTCCGATCCGCGCCTGACCGAGTACGATCTGCGCGAGCACAGCATGGGCAGCGGCGAGTCCGGTGGGTTCATGGTCCCGAAGCAGTTCCGCGAAGGGCTTCTGAGCCTCACACCGCAGCAGGCGATTTTCCGCCCGCGCTGCACGGTCATCCCGGCCGGTTCGCCGCCGGACGCCGAGATCAGCATGGTGGCTCTGAATCAGGGGGCCAACCAGAACATGTATGGTGGGATTTCGTTCAACTGGATCGCAGAGGGTGGCACGAAGCCCGAAACCAACATGAAGTTGAAGGAAATCACCCTGAAGCCGCATGAAATCGCGGGACATGTGGTGGTCACGGACAAACTGCTTCGTAACTGGCAGGCTGCGGCTTCGACCATCGAGCAGCAGTTCCGTCTGGCGATGGTAGCGGCCGAGGAAAACGCTTTCTACAGCGGCACTGGTGTTGGCCAGCCTCTGGGTCTAATCAATTCGCCTGCGCGCATTGATGTGACTCGCAACACGGCCAGCCAGGTGAAATGGGCTGACATCTACGGGATGTATGCGCGGCTTCGCATGGGCAGCAACCCGGTCTGGATCGCGTCTCAGACGATTATCCCATACCTGATCACCATCGCGGATGGTGCCAGCATGAACCTGTGGGTGCAGTCTGCCGGGCCAGGGCTTCCCCCGACCCTGTTGGGCATCCCGGTTATGTTCTCCGAGCGGTCGGTTGCGCTTGGGACGGCAGGTGACCTCGTTCTGGCTGACCTGTCCCAGTATTTGATCAAAGACGGTTCGGGTCCGTACATTGCCATGTCTGAGCACGTTTATTTCACCACGAATAAGACCGTCATCAAAATCTTCTGGAATGTTGACGGGCAGCCTTGGCTCGATGCGCCTGTTCCGCTGGAAGGCTCTGCTTCTAACACCGTCAGCCCGTTTATCGTGCTGAAGTAGTGATAGGGAGGAATCTAAACAATGAATCACGCTAAATTGAGTGAGAAACTTAAATTTGATGCTGAAGTTCTGGAGGCGTCCAGCGGCACCGCTCCTACGTCGCTTCTGTACGACATGCGCGGCTACAATCAGGCCATGATCGGTTTTTGCATCCAGGGCGACTTTACCACGGTTGCGGTTGACCTAGTGGAATCGAGCGCTACCAATGTGGCAGGCACCAGCGCGGCTGGTAGCAAGGCGGGTATCGTTATCGGTGGTGTGTCTACGCTGGTTGGCATTACCGGCGGGGTCCGCAAAATCACCGTTAGCCCGACTTCGGCTACCACCAGCAACGAAGGTTTCGCCCTCGCGGCAGGTACGGTTGGTCCGAAAACCTTTACCTATACCACCAGCACTGCTCTTGCCACGACTGCATCCACCTCGTGGACTTCGACTCTGGCATATTTCGGTAGCACGGTCGGCACTACGGCTAACACCGGGGTGCAATTTTCTATGGATAGTCTGAAACTCGCGGTTGAACAGCAGTTCCCCGGGGTCTTCGCGCTGTCTACCCCGACCACGGGTAGCCTGGGGATCGCGTTGGCGCATCAGAGTTACGCCGGAATTGGGTTCACATCCACTTATGCCACGATGCCAATCGTCATTAACCAGGCTGTGGGCGGTTTTGACATCGATGCCGACCAACTCAACAGCACGGCGAACAAGCGGTACATCGGGATCAAGGTAGCCACGGCTGTAACTGCGGTCGATGTCGGCGTGTCCGTGATTCGCGCCAAGGCGCGGTACGGGCCTACCGTGTTCGGCGGGAAACTCTCTTCCTAACCTTTAACCATGTGGGGCCGGTCTACATGACGGCCCCTATCTAACAACCGACTATTCATGGGGGGCCACGAATGACATACGTTACACCGCAGGAAGACATCAAGGCACCGGAGCTTATAGTTACTCCGCCAGTTGTTCCTCCGATGACGAAGCAGTTCCAAATGCCAAAAAAGCACAAGGTTGCTATCGTCGGATGCGCGGATTCAAAAAGCTATACGCCGTTCCACATGTCCGATGAGTGGGAGTTCTGGGGAGTCAATAACTTGCATCTGACCCTTAAGGCTCCGTGGACGCGGTGGTTTGAAACACATCAAATCCAAATGCTTCCGAATGGGATGTATTTGCGCCGTGGAAAGCCTGACTTCAGGGGCCAGCCTGTAGCGGCATACCTGCAAAGCCTTAACGCGCTTAACATACCTGTCTATATGGCGCAGCCGCTTCACCTTGTGCCGAATGCGGTGCAATACCCTCTCGACAAAGTGCTCGCTGCGTTCCCGCGCAAGTATTTTACCAACACGATTTCTTACATGATTGCGCTGGCGCTTTTGGAGGGGTTCACGACTATCGGAATCTATGGTGTTGACATGGCGGTATCATCTCCGCTGCGCGGCCAAAACGAATACTCACACCAGCGTCCGAGCTGCGAGTATTTCGTCGGGGTTGCCGAGGGGCGCGGTGTCGAGGTGATTATACCTGATGAGTCCGATCTGCTGAAAACAAATTTCTTGTATTCCTTCGAGGAATTGAAGGAAGACCAGTTTATTGCCAAGTGCCGTGAACTTACGCACAGCATGGCTAAGCGCCGTTCCGAGGCAGAGCGTCAGGCCGCTTTGGCAAACCAGAAGGTGCAGCAGTACATCGGGGCCGAGTCGTGCGCTAACGAGATCATGAAGATTCGCACCAACCTACAGGAAGCGAGCTGGAAGTATGGCAATGTGGGAAGTAATTAAGCCTTGTGTGGTTCAAGCGACAGGTAAACGGTATAAAGTCGGCGATGTGATAGAAGTCGAATCTGCGTTTGACATATCAATGCTACAGGTCGAACAGTGCATCGTACCGCATATCGAGCATGAGTACGAAACGCAGGCTGTTGTTCCGATGGAACGGCGAAAATGGGGTCGTAAGGGCAAGGCATGACATACAACCATTTCAGTTTGATTGATCGTCCAGCGCAAGTGCCGAACAGCGTCCAAAAAGTAACGGCATCGACCACCTACTGTGTCAGTCTGGACGAAATCAAGACGTTTTGCCGTCTGTCCACCTCCAGCACGGACGAGGACGCATTGCTTGTCGCGTTGATTAAGTCGGCTGAGTCGTATGCGGAGAATTACACAAGGTCTGCTATCAACCGGCAGCAATGGCAAGTCAAACTGAATGGTTTCGACGGTCACGATGGAGACATAGTTCTGCCACGCCCGCCGCTTTCTACCACAACCACGGAATGCGTAGTTTCATATGTAGAGGATACCACGGCAGGAAACACAACTTCAATAGCGTCTACGGCCATCACGGTAGACTACCACTCTAAACCAGGCCGTGTGTATCCATCGTATGACAACGAATGGCCATCTCCACGAGACGTTCGCAACGCAGTTACTGTTACCTATTATTGTGGATATTCTACGCCTGCGAATGTTCCCGACGCTATCAAGTCATGGATAAAAGTGCGTGTTGCAGCGATGTACGAAAACCGTGAGTCTATCATGGTCGGGAGTGGAAACTTTTTGACAGAGTTGCCGCACAGTTTTGTGGACGGTTTGCTTGACGAGTTTATAGTCGAATGAGTGGGCGATATGGCTTACACAACCGGGAATATTGTTGGACCGCA